CGTCCGGGCTACGCCCGGCCTCCGCTTCCCCCCACACGTCATCTACGATGTCGCTGACCCTTCAACTGCGATGTCGCTGTGCACCATCCTTCGGCGCCATCTCTATCGGCCGCCACCCCGCCTCAAACTCCTGCCCCAACGCCTGTAGTTCGGACATCGGGGTGCGGAGGGCGGCCCTGAGGTCAGCAATGTGCGCCTGCATCAGCGGGTTCGTGCCTGCGTCAGCCCTGTCGCCGTCATCATAGTCGGCAATGAAGCGCTCGATAGCCTCCCGAAGCCCCTCCACGCCCGCGTCATTCTGGGGAGGGGAGGAACGGCGGTCCGCCTGCGCCACAAGCCCCTCCCGCGATACCGTCGCGCTCTCCCCTTCCGCATCATGCGATAGAGGGGTGGCAAGGGCGTAGGCGCGAACGCAGGGCTGTTCGTCCTCGCCATACCAAGGCCAGTAGAATATCTCCGACTGGCCGCGCTCTATGGCCTCCCGCTCGGTTTCGTGTGTGAACCAGATGAAGCCCTTGCGGCTGTCGCGCCTATCTACAGAAGGCACGCTTTGTCCGTCCCAAACTATCCACCCCGTCAGCGGGAGGTTAAGGGTGCGCAGGGCCGCTTTGTAGGCGTTGCTATGTTCAAGCTGGATATTCTTACGACTATCCGCCGCTTCCCATGCCTGAGCGATGGCAACCATCCCCTCCAGCGCCTCCCTCAGCGCACCCCCCGCCCCACTGCTGGCAGGCGCGCTCTCCCCCTCCGATGGGGAGGAAAGGAGCGCAACATCCATTCGATCAGCCAAGATAGCAGCAGCGTGCCCTAGACTATCCGGCGGGTTCTTGTGCTGCTGATCCCGAAGCCAGCATTTCGCATCGTAAATGCCGCGACGGTATGCCTCGCTCACCACATCCAAAGCAGGCGCGGGAGGGGTGGCGCGGACCATGTTGATCTGCGCATCGCAGCTAAGGCACCCTTCGCGGACGGTCCCATTGCCGATTGTCCACCCGGTATCGTTGCACCGTTTGCACTTCACCGCCTCCTGATCGGCCGCAGGGGGTGATGAAAGGGCTGGTATGTGGTCATTCATAGCGGCGGCAAAACTGCGACCGGCCTTTTGTGCCTCCCACCCAGCGATGAAGGCATTTTCGACCGCCTCCCGCCCATTGCCCGCAGGCTCTACCGATGGGGAAAGGGCGGCGCTCTGATCCCTGATTACCTGACCGGCCTTGAGCATTGCCGCCACCAGTTCCGAGCGGAGGGCCTTTGCCGGAGGGTTGTCCAGGATGGCCACAAGAGCCTCCAACTCCTTTGCTTCGATCCACGGTGCCCGCACCTCCTGACCTGCGGGCGAAGTTGAGAGGGCTGCGAGGGCATCGGCCGCCGCATAGCAGTCGCCCATCGTCAACTGCTTCCTCGCCATTGAACTGCCGCTGGTGACCGGCATAGACGCCGGGACGCTTCTACGCGGGTCGGCGTATGCTGCGAACGCCTCCAGCGCCGCTATTATGTCGGGGGTCATGCTGAGAGCCTTTCCAGCCGGGCCTTTAACCGGCGAATCTCGCGCTGTTCCGCCGCTTCGCTCATCGGGTAGTGAGAGCGAGTTGGGCTGATCATCTGGCGATGACCGGGGCGCTGCATGGATGCCGCCCGCTGGTAGATTGCTGCTGTCATCGCTCAATCCTTTCTGCGCTGCCTTTACATCCCGGTTGACAGCGCACTTCGCCGGGCCGTTGGAATGGGTTAGGCTATTGCCGCCTCGTAGCGCTCACGGGCCTTCCGCTTCCGGTCGTTGGCGGTAGCCTCAATGCCAGCAATTGCTTGTTGGAACTCCTTGCGAGCCTCGCAAATGGCGGCGAAATGCTCCATGTCGCGGACAGTGATCGCCTGCTCTCGATGGAGATATTGAGCGTCGGCACGCCCGTGCGCTGGCGATACGCGATTCTTGTGGGTGTGAACGATTTCCACGTAGAGACGTTGTGCCGTTTCTTTCGTCACACGATAGAGCCAGACCGTTTCGCTCCATCTGGAAATGGCTGCGACAAGCTTTTCAGGTTCACCCATCACGCCACCCCTTTATCGCGGAACTGCTTGAGATTGGCGCGGGAGCGGCGGTGCTTCTCCGCGTCGGAACGCAATGCATCAAGCTTCGCCTGCGCTTCCAAATACAGGTCGCGGTAGTGGTTGCCGCGCTCGTTCTCGATGGCGATCCTGCTTTCCTGATCCACATTCGCCTTAGCCATCAGGGCCAGGGCGGCTTCGTGCTTCTTTTTGCTGATGAACATGGGTTTCTCCCCTCAGGCCGCGCGGTTGATTTCGTCAGACAGCGGAATGCCGTGACGGGCCGCGTATTTTCTGATGAGCGCTCCACGCGGGACGCCCTTTCTGTTTGTGATTTTGGGCGTTGTAACAGCCTGTTCCGCGCCCCAACCCTTGGCCAATCTGAGCCATAAGGTCCCAACAGAAAGGCCAGAAATATCGGCCCATTCCGCAAGGGTTTTAGAAACCCCATTCACTTCAATGATACGGTTCCCGCGCTTGTTGCGCCCCTGCTCGACGCGAGACGCCCATTTGCAATTACCGGGATGGTAGCCATCGTCATTGTTAAGGCGTTCGATTGACATGCCATCTGGAGGATCGCCCATGTCAGACAGAAAGTTGTCGAAAGTCATCCATCGTTCGCAGATGGTTATGCCTCTTCCGCCATAGTCGGGATACTGCTTGACGTTGGGGTTCAAGCAACGCGCCTTTATGCCACTCCATATCCCGTAGACGCGAGTGAATGACTTGCCGTGCCTGAATCGTGTCATGCGGCATCCCTTTCTTCCAGATCAATGCCGCGCTCAGCGGCGTAACACCTGATCAGCTCAATCAGGTCGCTGAACTGCGCCTTGGTCAGCTTAGATGAGCGGAAGCCCACCGGGACCATGCCTTTGCCGTCCAGCGCTTCTTCAAACCGCTGCGTATGATCCAGACTGTGCATGAACAGCGCCTTCCAGACATCCGGCGTCAGTTCCCGACCTTCGGGCCGTGCGCGGCTGATCTCCGACAACATCGCCCACATGAGCGCGTTCTGGTCGTTCGTGCGGCGTGCTGGTCGGATCGTCACGACTGCGCCAGTGGGAACCTTCTCGATCAGCCGATGCGCCTGCATGCGGCGATAGTCGTTCGTCAGGATGACGGTTTGCCCTTCAGACATTTCGCTTCGCCTCCATGATCTCGGCACGGCGCGGGGATGCCTTGGCGAATTCCTCCGCAAGCGCCTTCATGCTGATGTTGTTGGCCCGCTCGAATGACGGCTCGCCCATTTGATGCTGGCGGGCATGACATTCGTGACAGAGGGAAATGGTCCAGTAATCGTGCGGCTTCTGGCCCATGCCAGCGCCGGTCCCGATACGCACATGAGCAACCTCGATCGCTGCGGTGGAACCGCAGGCGCAGCACGCATGGCTGCGGACGAAATTGCAGTGCGCCTGACTGCGCCACCGGGTGGAGCGCTTGGCAGGTTTCGGGATGCGGCGCGGGAGCATTAGTTGTCGAAGCCCGGAACGAAATCGTCGCCATCATCAAAGCCGGGGATATAGCCTTCATCCCCTTGGCCATATGACTTGCGGCGTTCCCCGCGCTGGTCGCCAGCAGGCGCGCCGTCCAGCATGGTCAGCACCGCGCCGGGGCCGTTTAGGACGATCTCAGTCGTGTAGCGGTCGTTCCCCTGCTGATCCTGCCATTTGCGGGTTTGCAGCTTGCCCTCAAGATAGACCTTGGAGCCTTTGCGGAGGAAGCGTTCAGCCACCCCGACCAACCCGTCAGACAGGATAGCAATGCTATGCCATTCGGTGCGCTCCTTGCGCTCCCCGCTGGTGCGGTCCTTCCAGCTTTCCGAAGTGGCGATCCGCATATTGCAGACGCGCCCACCGTTCTGGAAGCTCTTGACCTCCGGATCGGAGCCAAGATTCCCCACCAGAATTACCTTATTGACGCTTCCCGCCATTATGCTGCCTTCCTGTTTTTCCAAATTGTGCGAGGAGATTTTTCACCTGTCCGAGCGCGAAAGAATTCCCGCGCCTTCGGCATGTTCAGGTTTTCTTTCTGCGTCCCCCAGCGAAGGTTTCCCGGTCGGTTGTTGGACGGGTTTTCATCCAAGTGCATGACCACCGGCTTGCCTTCCGGCTGCGGACCATGAAACGCCTCACAAACTAGGCGAGCCACGTTGAATGTCTTCTTCAGACCGACGATGTAGATTATGCGCCTCTTGGGCACTCCTTCCCTGCCGGTGGCGGATTTCTGCTCAATGCCCCAGCGGGGCTTGGGGTCAGCGTAGTGCCTCCGCCGCCCGTTCGCTCCGATGGAGGTGTAAGGCTTTAGCTTGACGCGGCCCAGGCTGGACGCCTGCATTTGAGGAACGCTGGGAATATCCCGCCAAATCTCTTCGTCTACCATATCTAGAACGCCTCTTTCCGCGTTTCGACCTTCACGCCGTCAATCGGGCGGGTCTTGAAATTGCGGCGCACATATTCATCGATGAAGGCCGTCACGGCTTCGCGGTCGTTCTTCGCGATCCAGTGCAGCGCGGCGCGGCGGTCTTCGATCTCGTAGACCTGAACCGTGCGCATGCCTTTCACGGTGTCCTTGGCAGCGATGCGGGCCTGCTTTTGCGCCTCCTCGGCGGCGGCGATCAGTTCGTCCGCCTTGCGCTGCTCATCTATACTGGAGGCGTTCGCGGCCAGATGCGCCTTGCGCGCCTCTTCCGCGATCCTGTCAGCCTCTTCCTGCGCTTTGCGGCGAGCCTCTTCCTTTTCCGCTGCCAGTCTGGCCTTGTACGGGGCCTGCGCGGCGACAAGGCATTTCACCTGCCGGTCAAGGTCGTCTTGCGTTGGCTTCCACCGCGCCACCTCGGATTTCCAGGCGTCGTGCAGCGGCTTCGTGCATTCGTCGCGGGCAACGTCAACCGCCTTTCGAGCGGCTTTCAGTTCCTTGAGAAGCGCATCGGTCGCTTCAAGCTGGCCATCGGTTTCGACGGTCGCCCCATCAAGCCAGTGCGCTGCCTCCTCCAGAATCGCGCCAAACGGCTCAAGCGCGACATCTATCGGGTCTGGAGGATTGTTGCCGCCGATCACGGCGCGGGGATTATGAGCGTTCACAAGCGGCTCCTCAGTAAGGGATTTCGTCGTTCAGGTCGGCGCTGTGTTGCGGGTTCGCTTGCGCCGCCTTCTTGGCGAGAATGTCGGATAGCGCCTTCATCGCGGCCGGAAACTTGGCGGCGGGAAGGTCGCGGGCGCGCTTCACCCCCGCTCGGGCCAAGAACTTGACCTGATCCACGCCAGCCTCGCGCATCTTGTCTTCCAGCATCAGTTCCTTTTCAGGATCGACGCATTCGACTTCGGGTCGGGCTTCCGGCTTTTCCTCCGCAGCATCTTCGGCATGAAGATCACCCTTGTGCCAAAGGTCCAGCGCAGCGCCGAAGCGCATCGCGGCATTGCGCAGAGCGTCCCCGATGATCTCTTTCACTGCATCGCCGCCCTGCTTGCCGTCAGCCGATCCATAACCAAGGCGCGTCACGCCGCAGACGGTCAGCTTGATCCACATACCGCCGTTGCGATCCAGAGCGGGCAGGCCGTCAGGCGCGAAGGCGACCGGTTCCCATGTCCATTCCGGATCAGTGTCCAGCAGCCGGTCGGTCAGGGCAGCATGGCCAACATAATCCAGGTGCACGGCATTCCGGTGATGATGGCCGCCGCACACTTGGCAGTTAAAAAGCATCGCGTTCTTGTCGTTCTTGCGCTGCTCAATTTGCGCCTTCGTTTCCTTCGGGAGCTTGCTGATCTGGTTTTCAGGGAACGGCGCCCTCAACTTTGCGAGCGCATCGGTCTTGTCGCTCATTGTTCTGGTCCTTCGTTGTAAAATGGGTCCGGATCGGCGCGTCCCGCTTCATGAGCGGCGATGATCCACGCGATGTCAGGTTCGCCGTCAGCAAGGACGGAGGTCTGCGCGTTCATGCCCTGATCCCATGCTTGTGTTCCCATGCGCGGCGGCTTTGCTCAGCCATCGTGATGGGCGGTTCGTCATGGATGCGCTCTTGTCCCTGCGCTTCGGCAGCGTCGGCCAGTTCATCATCCGTCATGGGACGCCAGCCATGGCCGCAGCAGATCGGGCAGTCCTCTTCATGCACACCGGAAATGATGCCGAAGCGGCGGACCTGAACCCATCCATGGCCTGCGCAGTGATCGCACTCGACCGATGGGCCATCATAATCGCGGATAGCCATCTCCCTACCCCTTCACCGGCAGCGCATCGACCGCATCACGGAAGGACGCAGGCGCGGCGTCATGCTCGCGGATCAGATTGAGAACGGCCTCTTTGCATTCGGCGGCAGTCTTGAGGACGGGTGCGGCGTTCTTGGCGGCGTCCAGCTTAACGCGCAGGTCGGCAATCGCCTCGTCCAGCGATTCACCTTTCCCGTCGCAGGCCACGCCCTTCAGAATGTCGCTATGCGGCCAATAGCAGCGCACGCTCCAAAGCCTGCCCCAATGAACCCCAGGGATGTAAACGGTCATGTCCGGGATTTCGGCTGCGGCCAGATATTCCTGCGCGATCTGCGCCTTGCAAACGGTTTCGATCTGCATGTTACTTCTCCTCCCGGCGCCCAAGCGCCATGAATGCGTCGATGCTCTCAGCCATCCGATGGCGGTGAACGGTTCCGATTGCGCCGCCCGGATAGTGGCGAAAGGCGATGCTCCGCAGATGCTCGCGGGCCTCAAGCCGATACTTGGCCTGCATGAAGTCCAGGCCGGGGACGGCTTCCATTTCCGCATGTATCTCGCGGATGGTGGGCATGTAGCTCATTGCCCTGCCTCCAGCTTGGCGAGCAGTTGGCGGGCCTGATGTCCATCAGGCGCGAGCGGCCCGCAGCGCCGCATCAGAAGCTTGACGCACTCCACCAGTTCCGCCTTTTCGGCTTCAAGCTTGGTGATGGCGTCGGCGGCTGCATCCCTGATGCAGAACGGCTTGTCTCGACGCATGTCGAACTCAACTCCGCGCCGCAGATCGGCAACCAGTTCGCTATACTTGCTCATGAGAACGGCCATCCTCAGCAGTGGCAGTTGCCGGAAACAGCAGGATTGCCATTCGGCTTTCCGCACATTCCGCACCTGCCTTGGCTACGAAACTGCTTGGCTCGCGCCACAGCAGGGCTATCAACGTGATGAGTGATTTCCTCACCACAGCGGGCGCATGACGCTCCGAAACTGGCCGTCCCACAGCAACTGGAGAACGGCGTTGAATTGAAGTCATTGGCGCAATAGGTGTGGGCCATGATCACAAACCTCCCGCCACGATCCAAAGCGGCAGAGCCACCAGAACGAGAGCAATCGTCACGGCTTCAAGGCGGGTCAGCGTTATGCTGTCGCGGCCATTGCGAAGGGCGTTGGTGAAGCGGGTCATGCGAAGTCCCCCGGCTCAAGACCGGACAGTTCTTCAATCATCGCCCAATGCGCACCATCCGGCAGATCAAGCGCATCAACGAAGGCGTAGACATCATCACGGTCCATCGCGGCCATAGGGCGCTTGCGGTTATATGGATCGCCCTGCCGGGTTTTCTTGCCGTGCTTGTCCCTGCGGTGATCGTTCTTTGCCTGTTGATTGGCAAAGGTGCGTCCGCAGCCGTCGATTGTGCAGGTGAAGCGCTTTTGCTCCACGTTGTTAGAAGCCATCATACCTGCTCCTGTGATGCTGAATCTCATCACCGCCCTGCCCCCGATAAGAGGCAGGACAGGGGGAGATCAGAGTTGTCCGTAATCAGCCGGGCGGGCGGGTATTTCGTCAGGACTTGCGAACCCGAACAGCGGCAGGAAGAAGAAGGCCTGCCCACGCTCGCGCATAAGGCTGGCGCCCTGAATTTCGCTTGATGCCCCTGCGGCGTCCCGTGCGGCGTCCCCTGCGGCGTCCCATGCGGCGTCCCCTGCGGCGTCCCATGCGGCGTCCCCTGCGGCGTCCCGTGCGGCGTCCCCTGCGGCGTCCCATGCGGCGGCCCGTGCGGCGTCCCCTGCGGCGTCCCCTGCGGCGTCCCGTGCGGCGTCCCCTGCGGCGTCCCCTGCGGCGTCCCATGCGGCGTCCCATGCGGCGGCCCGTGCGGCGTCCCATGCCTTCCAATCCTCCGGCGTCATCTGGTCCAGATGCCACCAGAAATCGAGCAGCTTGCTCCACTGGTCGCCAAGCACCTTGCCGGGATCGGTCAGGACGATGGAGGGAGCGCCGTCCACACTGTCATTGATATTCCGAAGCAGGACCGCGTGAGCGCGGCTGATCTTGAGAAGGTCGGCAGTCAGCTTGTCGGCGTTCGCCTGTTCGGTGCGGTTGAGATCGTCATGCGACAGGCCGCCGATCAGATGAAGCACCTGACCCTGTGCGCACATGCAGCCGAGATTTTCCGGGTCCGCTTCGTAAGCGCGCCAGTCGATCAGCGATCCCTTGTAAGGACGGCCATCGCCGCTATCCCAACGCTCAATGATTTCCGCAAGCTGCACTTCTCTTCCTCCTTCGGCGTTCGTTAGGCGGCCATGACCAGCGTGGCGGACGAAAGGCAGCGGGCGACAATCACCGCAGCGCACTCTTCGGCGCTGGGGAACTCGCAGGCAGCGTCATACCCGACCGCATCAATGCAGGCGTCGAGCAGGCGATTGCTGGTCTGGATGTAGCCGCGCGGATCAGCGCAGGTTTCGAAGTCACCCATGCGATGCAGGCTGCTCAACAGCCCGTCGATGGTTTCGAATTGCGCCAGAGTGATCTGCATCTCTTCCTCCTTCGGCTTGGCCGGTAGGAGGGGTTATGTACCCTGATTAGGTACGTGTCAATATAATTGTACCCTATTTAGGGACATTTTTTTTCGTAGCCCGCGAATCACGCCCACAAAAAAGCCCCGCCCCTCAGGCGAGAGGCGGGGGCAGTAGGGTCGCACACGGGCAAAGCCCGCAGCGCAGTAGATCACGAAGGTGGGTTGATTCACATACCGAGAATGGGGGATGGCGAAAGAAAACCCCGGCGGATTAGGCCGGGGGCTGCTGGCGGTATCTACATCGGACAAAGGCTTGTTATCACCCGGTTGTCCGATGGCCTTCCCCTAAAAGGGAGAGGTCTTAGACGCGGATCGCGATGGAGAGCCGCTAGCCATCCTCATATAGGTTTTCAGAGGTGCTTCGTCAATGTCGATAGCCCCAGCGCCCGCAACACACATTGGCGGACGATCTTGAAGTTATCTGCATCCAGCGGATCGTAATGATAGCGCCTGGTGCCGTCCGGATTTTTGCCAGTTCGGATAAAATCCAGCCTGTGAAAGCCAACAGCATTCACCATGTCACCCTTTACCCATACCCCCGTACTAGACCAGGGATGCGGAAGCGCCCAACGTCAAGCCCAACAAAATACAACCTAAATACAGCAACTTACTCCCCCTATCGCAAGTTACTCACAGTTCATCGCGTTCCAGTCATTTCCTATTTACCTCGACTCGCGTAAGAACGAATCAGGAACATAGGTGAGGATGGCGATGGCAGTCACACTACATGAGCCGGCCTGTGAAGTTGGGTGCAGGACATGCCTGCTATCCTGCGCCGTCATGCCTGAGCGCTTGGCTTGGTGGGATCGAGAGATTGAGCGGCTCTTGCGGGAGCGTTCAATGGCTCCTGTGCAGCACGAATTAGCCGATCAACTTGGTAGCGCGCTAACTGCCCGCGAAGACCTTCTGCGACGGTTCGAATCCACACCGAGGTCGAAGAACCTGGAGGAACTTCTTGGGCCAAGTCGGAAACGATATCGCGCATCTCGTCTTCATTAGGGATTGGAGCTGCTTCGAAAATCTCGTGAGGCTGACATTTTAGATGCGGCGCTAACCTGCGCGCCCAATCGAGCGTCATGGGCAGAATTCCCTGCTCCAGCTTCACGATCGTTGAGCGTCCCGACCCTGCCAGTTCCCCCAGCTTGGCTTGAGAAAGGTCCGCCTTTTCGCGTGCTTCTTTGATGCTCATGACCATGCGCCGAGCATCGGTACATAGACCCATAAGCTCAAGAACCGGCGCAGGGTACATTTGCGCTTGAATGTCGTACCTAAGTTGGGTACAACCGCTAAGCATGAGCAAGACCCCACTTCGGCGCTTCCTTGAGGAAAGCGAACAGTCGGCAGAGGCCTTTGCGGCAAGCCATCATTTCAGCCCTTGGACCATCCGCCATTATGCGCGCGGCGACAAGATGCCATCGTTCCGTGCCCAGCGCGCGTTGAACGACGCGACGGGAGGGGCTGTTACCCCGAACGATTGGCTGGAGTGGTCAAGCCAGCAGGCCACCAAGCAGGCGGATGCAGCATGAACGTCACCATAGATTGGTGGGCCATCCCCGCGCTCATAACCATAGGTTCGCTGATCTGGGCTTTCTGGCCGCAGCGAACCACCGGCTACGGCGCTGACATTGTAGGCGTGGTTCAATTTCTCGCCTCCATCATTGTCAGTCTGGCGGCGTGGCTGGTCTGGAGTTTGTTGGCATGACCCCCACACATCAGATTGGGAGGGGCGCCATGCCTTTCGCTTGCAACTGCATCGGGCCGCAGAACGGTGATCCCGTCTGCCCTTGCCGGATGCCGGCTTATCGCGAGCGGGAAATGCACAAGCGGTCGCACCGGCTTCTCATGAAGTTGATGGCTGACCGCATGAACTCCGACATTCCCAGCGGCACGGCTCTCTGCTGCGTCTGCGGCAAGGTCATCTGCGATCATACCGACATGGAATTCGCTGGCCTCGCTCCTGATCCGGAGGCTCGCTAACAGATGCCCCACAACCTCCCCAATAGCAACGAGACCAGCACGGGCTTCCATGCCGTAGTCGAGACGCCCGAAGGCATCTCCTACGTCGCTGACCGCCCGGTTCTCATCATCACGAATGCCTTGGGTCGCAAGGCAGGCGCGGACAGGGCTGATCCCCCTTGTCCTGTCCGCGCCAATGTTTCCACCTTTGATCATGGATGCCGCAATGCAGCAGAATGACCCAAGCGTCGTTGCGAAAGCGCAGCGATTGAATAAACCGCAGGTTCATGCCCATCTCATGGAAGGATGGACCCGCGCGATCACGAAACTCGGCAAGGGCAAGTTCGCGGACGCACTGGAAATCAGCACCGTCGCGCTCGACAAGCAGCTTACCGGATCGATGCCCGGCTTCGACATCATCGACAAGGCCATGGACGCCTGCCCTACCGTGCTGGACGAATATATCCGCGCCAAGGGTAAGCGCATCGTGGACGAGAACGCTGTCTGCGATACGGACGACGCCTCCCTGCTGATCGCCCGTCTGCTGGTGAAGCTGCAAGAGGCAGAGCATCCCGATAGCCCCGGTGGCCGCAATATCGTCCATTCCGAATTGCTCGGCATGGAAAGCCTGATCCGCCAGCTTAACGGCGCGACCTCCAACTGGCTGCATCAGATCGAACAGATTCGGCGGCCCAGGAGCGTGGCATGACCTACCAGCGCAAGGAAGTCATCGGCAAGGCCGAGCTTTATTTGGGCGATTGCCGCGATATTCTGCCGACGCTGCCCAAGGTGGACGCGGTGGTCACTGATCCGCCTTATGGGATTGGGGCCGCTAAAGGCAAAGCTCACAGTAGCATCCGCGACAACAGCGAATGGGAGCAACAAAACTGGGATGATGCGCGTCCGGATAATCGGACGTTTCACATGATCCTCGCAAGGGCGGCCAAGGCCGCGATCTGGGGAGGTAACTACTTCGCGGATCTACTGCCGGCTTCCTCTGGGTGGCTGGTTTGGCGTAAGCCAGAAGCGGAAACTGGCTTTTCTCTTGCTGACGTTGAACTCTGCTGGACCACTGAGGATTTTGCCTCGCGTTGCCGCACTTATGCGAGGCGCGATGGCAACGACCATCCCACACAGAAGCCTGTCTCGATCATGCTGTGGACCCTCGGATTCATTGAGGGCCAAACCATCCTCGACCCGTTCATGGGCAGCGGCTCCACCGGCGTTGCAGCCGTCCAGATGGGCCGTCAGTTCATCGGCATCGAGCGCGAGCCGAAGTATTTCGACATCGCCTGTCGCCGCATCGAGGACGCTCAGCGCCAAGGGGACATGTTCCTCGGGGAGGCAGCGGCATGAACTTCCAAGACGCCCAAACCCGTGCAGCGGCGACCTATTATCGCGCCAAAGCCGACTTCGAACGGCTGGACGCCCTGTCCCGCCAACGCGCCCTCACAGAGCAGGAAAGCCGGCTGCTGGAGAATGCCATCAATCGCATGGCTGTGTGGGGAGCGGCGGCATGATAACGGTCTCTCTCCCATGGCCGCCATCGGCCCTGCGTCCCAATGCATCGTCCCCAGGGGCATGGCGCGTCAAGCAGACGGCGGCCAAGCGCTACAAGGCCGACTGCCGCATTCTGTGCATCGCCAATGGCATAGAGCCTGTGTCGCTCGACGCTGCGCATCTGACAATCCGGTTCTGCCCGCCTGACGCCCGCCGCCGCGATCTCGACAACATGCTGGCCAGCTTCAAGCAGGGCATCGACGCCATCAGCGAGAGCATCGGCATAGACGATTACCGCTTTGGCTTCACCATCGTTCGTGGCGCGCCTGTGAAGGGCGGCTGTGTCCATGTGACGATCAACGAAGAATACGACGCACGGCCGATTGGCGAAATCGTCAACGGCGTCCTCGCAAATATCGAGAGGAAGGCATTGCAGCCGTGAGCAAGAAACCGGAAAAGCTATCTGTTTCCACCATGATGGTGGAGGCAAAGCGCCTCGCCATTCTAGGTAGCCTATTGGATACATACAGCGAAACCTCAGATCGAGAAGCGCTTGTCTCATCCCTTCGGAGGGCTGGCATGTTGGGCGATGATCACGCTCGCTTGCTCTTGGCCCAACCGGCAGCGGAGGCTTGATCATGGGCAAATTCATGGACAGCGCTGCCTTCGCAGAACAGACCATTTATCGGCGCATAGCGAAGCATGGCTCCGCTATTAAGTTGACGGATTCTCAGCGGGCTGTCCTCATAAAGTTCGTTAATCTATGGTTCTATCATCGCGGCAAATCCGGCGCGATCGAATATAGCCAAGATGATTTTAACGCCTCGCTAGACCTGTCGGATCGCGCCATTCGAGGTGCGATTGGTCGCCTTATGGAATTGGGCATCGTCATTCGCATCGCGGGCGGGGTCGGTCGCGGCAACGTCTCTGTGTATGGCGTGGACTTGACCAAGTTGCAGGAGGTTCTCGCCCCGGAAGCGGCAATACAATGCGCCGGAGAAACTGTCTCCCTTCATGGAGAGATAAAAGTGGCACGCAGCCGCCCCTCCTATAGAGATAATAAATACCGCTCAGATTTTCCTAGCCGGGTTTGGTTCGTTGTGAGGCTTCGTAAAGCTATCGACTGGACCGCTCTGGGCACTGTCCTGCGCCGGATAGCCGCAAACGCCAGAGCATGGTTCCGCCCTAGGCCGCAAACTCCATCTTCCGGCTGGAATAATTATGTTGGAGCGTTGTCATGATTCCGCTCTGGGAACATCAGGAGCAATCCGTCCAGCTTCTGCGCCGCTCAATCTCGGCTGGGAAAATCCGACCGATGTTGAAGCAGCCCACGGGAGCCGGAAAAACCCGCACCGCCGCCGCGATCATCGAGAGCGCCACGTCACGCGGCAACAGGGTTGTGTTCATCGTGGACGCAATCTCGCTGATCGATCAGACGGTTCAAAGTTTCTGGGAACTCGGCATTCGCGATGTCGGAGTGATCCAGGCCAGCCACACCATGACCGATTGGTCGAAGCCGGTTCAGGTAGCTTCGGTCCAGACGCTCCAGCGGCGCGGCATGCCCGATGTTGACATGGCGATCGTGGACGAGGCGCATGTTCGCAACCAGTGGTTGGAGGACCAGTTCTCCGGCGAAAAGTGGGCAAAGCGGCCTGTCATCGGGCTTTCGGCCACGCCATGGTCGAAGGGATTGGGGCTTGTCTATGACGATCTGATCGAGCCGATCACCATGCGCCAACTCATCGACAAGGGCATGTTGCTCGACTTCCGCGTCTTCGCCCCATCCCACCCTGATCTGAACGGCGTTGCGGTCACCGGTGGCGATTACAACGGGAAGCAATTGGGGGACCGCATGGCCAATTCGGGGCTGATCGCGGACATCGTGTCGACATGGTTGCGCCTTGGCGAAAACCGCCCGACACTGTGCTATTGCGTGGACCGCGCCCATGCCAAGAAGGTTCAGCAGCGCTTCGTGGAAGCCGGGGTCGCCGCCGAATATATCGACATGAACACCGACACTGGCGAGCGGGCACGCATCCAGGGAAGGCTTGAGCGCGGCGAAACCAAGGTGGTTTGCAACATCGCCACGCTCACCAAGGGCGTTGACTGGAAAATCGGCTGCATCATCATCGCCCGCCCGACCAAATCCAAGATGCTGCATGTCCAGATCGCCGGCCGCGTCATCCGCGCCAACAGCGGCTATCCCGATGGCCTGGTGCTGGATCACAGCGACAACATGCTTCGCCTTGGCCTTCCGACAGACATCGGCTCCATGCCGCTCTGCACTGCGAAAAAGGGCGAGCGCAAAACCGAGAGGCAGGACCCGTTGCCGAAGGAATGCCCGTCTTGCGGCTTCCTCAAGGCTCCCAAGGTGCGGGAATGCCCCATTTGCAAATTCACGCCTGAGACCCGCTCCGACCTTGAGGAAGAGGATGGTGAGCTGGTCCAGATCGGCGGCAAGAAACGTCAGTTCACGATGGCCGAAAAGCAGCTTTGGTATTCCGGCCTTCGGTTCATTCAGGTCCAGCGCGGCTACAAGGATGGCTGGACCTCCAACCAGTACAAAACCAAGTTCGGGGTATGGCCGCAGGGATTGAGCAAAATCCCTTCTGAACCGACCCCCGAAATCGAGAGCTGGGTTCGGTCCCAGCAAATCCGTTATGCGAAGAGGAAAGCCGCGTGATGATCGGAATCTCCGAGCAATGCGTCAACCGCTGGCATTCGATCCTGCCACAGCTTGGCGTGTCTCCCAAGTACCTGACCGGGAAGCAGACCCCCTGCCCCATGTGCGGCGGCAAGGATCGCTTCCGCTTCGATGACAAGGATGGACGGGGGACATTCTACTGCAACCAGTGCGGCGCCGGTGATGGCGTTCAACTGATCATGATGGCCTTTCGCAAGACATTCCGGGAGGCCGCCGACATGATCCGCGAGGTTGCCCCTGGCTGCGAGCCTGCAAAACCGAAGCGGACCATGACGGAAGAGCAGAGGGTCAATGCCCTGCGCGAGGCATGGAAGGCCAGTCGCCCGATTGATGTCGCGGACGACGCGGGGCGGTATCTGCTGTCACGAGGCATCGAGCCGCCGTTCAGTCCCGCCCTGAGGTTCATCCCCCGCCTCAAGGTCACAGGCGAGAAAGTGTCTCATCTCGCGGCGATGATTGCCCTTGTCCGGGCGCCCAACGGTGAACCGCTGACCTTGCACCGGACCTATTTGCAGAATGGTGCGAAGGCGGACATCTCCAGCCCCAAGCGGCTCATGCCCGGCGACACTCCCCACGGTTCCTACATTGATCTGTCGCCTGAGGCCGAAGAGATGGGCGTCGCGGAAGGCATAGAGACAGCGCTCAGGGTGCAGCAACGCTTTGGCATCCCATGTTGGTCACTGATCAGCGCCGATGGTCTCAAGGCCTTCACACCGCCGCCTGTCGTGAAGCGGCTTCGCATATTCGGGGACAATGATCCGAAATTCGGAGGGCAGGCCGCGTCCTTCGCGCTCGCCCATCGGCTGGCTGTTCGCAACGATCATATCGCGGTGTCAGTCGAAATCCCGCCAGAGACCGGCACGGATTGGGCAGATGCAGCATGACGCAGCCCAATACTGGCACCGCAATGTACGACGCCGCTGAAGGAGATGATTGATGGATACGACGCACATGGATACCCGCTTCGCCAAGATCGTGACGGACCTGAACGGGCGCGATCACATGTTGATTGAGGGGCACGTCATCAGCCTAGTCGGGCCTGACGACGAGAACAACGCGATGGTCGATCTGATCGTTCGGGCGCTGCGCCGGGCTGGCAGAGATGATGGTGAGGTTATCTACGGCAGCGTTGCAGCGTCGGGAGGGCAGTGATGGCAGGATGGGCAGGAAACGACCCGGCGCCGATACCGCAGTGGGCCACAAATCGGGCGCAGCAGGAGCTTGGCGGCGCGCTAACGCCCGATCAGTTTTTGCGCGCCTTCGCCCGCTACATCGCCCAGCACGAACAGCCCTCGGTCGATCCTGATGTGATCGCGGTGCGGGAGATTGTCGGCGCTGCATGTCGCAACAACGGTCTTTCGATAGCCGGAGAACTGAAAGCCGATAGCCCAGCAGAAATTGCCGCTGTCATCGCCTACCGCAAGCACAAGGAGGAGGGGGAGTGATGGGCTGGCACTGGCTGCGACACGAATGGACCCCATGGCGGCTGGAGGGGTCATTGTTCGACACAAGCAACAACCACAAGGTCGGCTTCATCCAAGTCCGCCACTGCAAGGTCTGCAATCTCCACAAGCGCAAGAGGTGGACGATATGGAGTTGAGCATACCCAAATTCCCCGCCACAGCCTCACCAGACGCTAAAACGGCGCTTGGAGGTATCGAGGTAGCCAAGAGCATCAAATCGCGCTCTACGGGGCTGAAAACCGCCCGCCCATCCACAGAGGGGAGGTAGGGGGATGGACGACTACAGCAACCACCCTGTCAGCCTGACGGAAGCCAAGGCCAACCGGGAATGCAACAGCGCCCTCTGGACGCCCCGTGATGCGCTGATCAGCATGCTTCGGGACATCGATAGCGGAGAGATCAATCCTGACGCTCTGGTGGCCGTCTGTCGCACCAAGGATGAGGACGGCGTGTACCGGACCACATTCGTCAACGCCACGCCTGATGTCCATGTCGCCATGGGGCTGCTGACTCGCGGGCATTTCAGGTTGATGGAGGCTTGAGGATGCGAGGTAGGCCGCGCTCGGTAGCGCCGAAGATCGAAGCCCGCGCCCTCGCTATGCGCATGTCGGGGCAGCATGTGAACAAGTCGCGCATCGCCCGCGAACTTCATGTGCCGCTGCGCACCGTGTTCCGTGTGCTGCGGGGCGCTCAGGCTTGAATTATGTCATATGCACAGGGTCTTGAATTGCATGTAATTGGTTTGGCCCATGAGCGCGGGCCAGCCATTGAAAGTAGCAAAGAGTAGTAATCGCGGCTCCGCGCCGGGGGAAAGGCGTGGTGGGCGCAAGAAGGGCGTCCCAAACAAGGCTACACGCTCGATCCGGGAGATAGCGCGGGAATACACCGATGAGGCCATCAACGGCTTGGTCGCGGTCCTGAAGAACAAGGATGAGCCAGCGGCGGCCCGAGTTGCAGCAGCCAACTCCATCCTTGATCGCGGATACGGCAAGGCCGCAACGATCGTGCAAGGCGACGAAGAGGGCGGCGCCGTCAAGGTTGTGACCCGTATTGAACTGGTCGGGGTCTCACCGGAATGACGGCGGCCCAGATCAAGATACCTGCCAAGCTGGTTCCGGTATTCGAAGGCGAGGCAGATGTGCGCGGCTCGCATGGCGGTCGTGGATCGGCAAAGACCCGCACCTTCGCTCTCATGACCGCTGTGCGCGCCTACAAGTGGGACATGGAAGGGCGACAGGGTATCATCCTGTGCGCCCGCCAGTTCATGAACTCGCTGGCGGATTCATCGCTTGAGGAGATCAAGGCGGCGATCCGCGAGACCGAATGGCTGCTGCCCCATTTCGACATTGGCGAAACCTACATCCGCACCAAGTCAGGGCGGATCAATTATTCCTTCGTTGGCCTGTCCCGCAACCTGAACAGCATCAAGTCGAAGTTCCGCATTCTCTTGGCGTGGATCGATGAGGCCGAGCCGGTCACCGAAGAGGCTTGGGTCAAGCTGATCCCGACGCTTCGCGAGGAAGACAGCGAGCTTTGGCTGACATGGAACCCGGAGCGGAAGAACAGCGCGACCAACCAGCGCTTCCGCCATGCCAATGACAATGATCCCCGCGTCAAGATCGTGGAGATGAATTGGCGCGATAATCCGTGGTTCCCTGACATCCTCAACCGCGTCCGCATCAAGGATCAGACAGAGCGCCCGGATCAGTACGGGCATATCTGGGAGGGTGAATATCTCACTGTCATTGAAGGCGCCTACTACGCCAAGCATCTGACGCAAGCGCGGACCGATGGCCGCGTGTGCCGGGTTGCCGCTGATCCCTTGATGACGCTGCGAGCCATCTGGGACATTGGCGGAACCGGGGCTAAGGCGGATGCAACCGCAATCTGGATTGTCCAGTTCATCGGCAAGGAAATCCGCTTTCTTGACTATTACGAGGCGGTCGGTCAGCCGCTCGCCACGCATATCCAATGGCTGCGGTCCAATGGCTATGAGAATGCCCTGTGCATCCTTCCGCATGACGGCGCGGCGCATGAGAAGGTCTATCAGACGACCTATGAAGGGGCACTGCGACAGGCGGGATTTCAGGTCGAGGTCGTGCCCAATCAGGGCGCTGGCGCAGCGATGCAGCGCGTGGAGGCCGCTCGTCGCCTCTTCCCTCAGATGTGGTTCGATGAAGAGCGCTGCGCCGGGGGCCTGGATGCCATCGGCTGGTATCATGAAAAGCGCGATGAAGAGCGGGGCATTGGCCTTGGCCCCAATCACGATTGGTCGAGCCATGGTGCGGATGCCTTCGGGCTGACCGCTGTTTCCTATCGCGAGCCGAAATCGGCACGTCCTATCAACTACAGCAGCAGAGGTATTGCCTGATGGCCGGCGCGCCCGACATCACCTTGGCTTTCGAGAACGAAGGCCCTGACATGGACACGCTGGTCAACTTCCTGATGGAGGAAGAGCGGCGCGCTGAAGACGGCACGTTGCAGGAAGAGCGCGAGGTCGCGATCGACTTCTACAACGGCGAGCCTTTTGGCGATGAGGTCGACGGCCGCTCGCAGCTTGTGACCCGCGATGTGGCAGAGGTCATTGACGATACCGTTGCCGAACTGCTGGACATCATGGTCAGCGGCGACAAGGTTGTCGAGTTCACGCACCCTGACAAGCGCGTTGCCGAAGAAGCTACCCATGCCGTTGGCCGTGAGTTCCATGACGGTCAGGATGGGTTTCGCATTCTCCAGGACTGGATCAAGGCGGGACTGCTGGAGAAATCCAGTGTCGCCAAGGTCTGCGTGGAGCATCAGCCGCCAAAACGTCGTGAGGCTGTGTTGTCGGTTGAGGAAATGTCCGCCATGGCTGAGCAGGGTGTGCAGTTCATCGCCTCTGCCCAGATGGACGATGAGGGCCAGCAATGGGGTGTTGCATGGCTTGAGCCGCAGGCGCCGAAGTTCCGCGATTATGTGACGCCCAACGAGGAGTTTGGCGTGGCGTCCGATGCTCGCGATCTGGACAACGGGTGCATCTATGACGTCTTCAAGATGCGCAAGACGCTCAGTGAAATCGCGGCCATGGGCTATGATGCCTCGGACCTCTGGGATGATGGCAATGAATCGCTGACCACGCTTTCATCTGTCCGGGACGATGGGCAGAATGAGAACATCGTGGACTATCGCACAGGCGCCAACCGAGCCGTGTGGTTCCTTGAGGAATATGCCCGCTATGACCTGAACGGCGACGGCATTGCCGAGCTTCTGAAGGTTCACCGCGTCGGCAAGACCATTCTCGATGTCGAGGAAGTGGATGAGCAGCCCGGCGTCGTCTGGTGCCCCTTCCCCATGCCGGGACGGATCACGGGGCATTCTCTGGCCGACAAGGTGATGGACATTCAGCGCACGCGGTCGGTGGCTCTGCGCCAGACGATGGATGGGTTCTATTTCCAGAACAATCCGCGCGTCTGGCTCAACGAGTCATCTCAGGGCGATACGACCATTGACGACCTGCTGACCAGCAATCGCCCTGGTGGCGTTGTCCGCTGGATCGGCAGTATCAAGCCAGAGGTCAGCACAAGTTCCTTCGACATCGGTTCAGGCATCACCCTCATGGAAATGCTGGCCGGCGAGAAGGAGAGCCGCAGCGGCGTTACCCGTCTCAACCAGGGCATGACGAACCCGGATTCGCTCAACAAGACAGCGACCGGCACGAAGCTCATGCAGCAGGCAGGCAAGAAGATCGCCCGCCTCATCACGCGCAACTTCGCTGAAGCATTTGCGCGTCTGATGCTGAAGAAGTACCGGTTGATGCGTCAGTTCGGGCGCCCGTTCGAAATCGTGATCGACGGCGAACAGCGAACCGTCGATCCGCGTAACTGGCCTGAGGACATGAACATCCGCGTCAAGGTTGGCCTTGGTACGGGCGACAAGGACGAGATGATCCAGCGCTTCATGATGCTGCTGGGCGTCGCTCAAGAAGCCATTGCGGGCGGCTCGCGGGTGTTCAACGACACCAACGTCTACAACATCGTCCGGTCGCTGGTGGAAGCCGGAAACCTCGGCAATGTCCGCGAACTGATCACCGATCCCGATAGCCTGCCCCCGGCAGAAGAGAAGCCTGACCCCAAGATGATGGAGGTTCAGGCCAAGTCGATGCTGGAGGCGCAGAAACTCGACCAGCAGGCGAGGCAGGCGGCATTCGACAATGAACTGAAGGCGCGCCAGCAGGAGCATGACGCGGCGCTTGCTGCACAGCGGAACGAATATGACCTTGCCTCGAAGCGCGAGAAGTCGGCACTGGAGCAGGATTTGGCGCGACAGAAAGCCGAGTTCGAGGCGTCCCTCGCTCTTCGCCAGCAGCAGTTCGAAGAGGACATGGCCGAACGGCGCTTCGCTTTCGATCAGGAAATGGCATCGCGAAAGGCGGAGGCTGATGAAGCCCTGCCCAAGAAGCGGCCAGGTGGGAGGCTAGACGCATGACCCCGGCAGAACGCATGAAGCGTGCCCACGACGCGACAGCCGCAATGGAGGTCATCGCGCCCATCATCGATGCCCTGCGGTCGGAATATATGGCGGCGCAGATGAAGGCAGCGATCGATGAGCCGCACAAGCCGGACAAGATCATCAAGCTCTCGGTGGCTCAGCGCGTGATCAACACCGTCGAAAGCCATCTGCGCGCCGCCATCGCTGACGGCGGGATCGCCGCGCAGGAGAAGAACCGCGCCGACGAGATTGCGAACATGCCGGAAGCAAAGCGCCGCTGGCTGTAGTGGAGTGAAGAAAGATGGTCGATGAAAGCACGCTGGAGAGCGTCCTTGGTCCGGAACTGGATGCCATGCTTGGCGAGGACGGCCAGCAGGAGGAAAAGCAGGAGCTTATCAGCGAAGATGAGCTTTTGGGCGAGGAAGCGGGAGAGGCTTCGGAAGACGATGCCGAACCCGGCGAGGAAGGTGAAGAGGGTGAGGAAGCCGCTGCGCCAGCGGTAGAGGCACCGCATAGCTGGTCGAAGGAGGACAAGGCGATATTCGCCGCGCTCCCCGCTGAGGCGCAGGCGGTGATCCAGCGGCGCGAGACCGAGCGCGACAATTTCGTCAAGCAGAAGGCTTTCGAAGCGTCGAACACCCGTACTCAGGTTGCCAACGAAGCCCGCGACATCATCGTGAAAATGCATGAGGACCATGCACAGAAGCTCAACGCCTATGCCCAGATGCTTCTGCCGCAGCCCCCCGATGAAAGACTGCTTTACAGCGGGAATCAGGATGATGTAATTATCTATCAACGCCAGATGGCGGCATACCAGCGATCGACTGACCAGCAGCAGCAGTTGCACCAGCAGATCGCCCAGGCACAGGCCGCCGCACAGTCTGCGCGGGAACAGTCGCAGCAAGCCGAGCGTGCTTCGGATGCCCAGCGGTTGCAGGAACAACTCCCGGAATGGTTCGACCCATCCAGCGGCCCGAAACTGCGCGAACAGTTGCGGTCCATCGGCGCGGAACTCGGATATTCCAGCGAGTTGATGGCTGAAGCCTCTTCCGCCGACATCATCGCCCTGAAAAAGGCCGCCGAATGGAAGGCCGACGCGGAGAAATACCGCGCTCTCATGGCGAAGAAGATGGAGACGGTTCGAGCCGCCAAGGATCTGCCGAAAATGGCGCGTCCAGGCGTGAAGCCGAGCAAGCAGCAAGCGAATGCCGCTCGTAGTCAGCAGGCATGGGACCGCCTCAAGGCCAATCCCAAGGACGCCGACGCCGCAGCAGCATTTCTGGGTCTCTGAGCAGCAGTTTCCCCGTCGCGATGACGGTACTGCCCTTTGAAGGATTTTTTCAATGGCTGTTCCAAGCAATACCATCCAGGCGGTTGGCCGCGTCGGCATCCGCGAAGACCTGTCCGACCGCATCGGTGAACTGTTCCCCGACGATGCGCCCGTAAAGCGCGCCATCGGCACCGGCCCCAAGGCCAAGCAGGTTTACACCGAATGGCAGACCGATGGCCTGAAGGCCGCCAATGGCGACAACAAGGCTGTCCAGGGCGATGATCTGGCGAACGAAAGCCGCCCGAACACCGTTCGCGTCGGCAACTACACGCAGATCATGACCAAGGTCATCAGTTCGTCCACGACCATGGAAGCGTCTGACGCTGCCGGCCGTCGCTCTGAGCTGGCGCGTGAATCGATGAAGGCTCTGAAGGAAATCCAGACCGACCTCGAAACCCGCATCTGCTCTAAGTCGCCCGCCGTGCCGCCCACGACCTCCGTCGCTGGCGAAATGGCCGGCATGCTGGCGTGGATCAAGACCAACGACAACCGGGGCGCTGGTGGCGCCGACCCGACCTATTCGGGCGGTGCTTCCGGCTATCCCAGCGCCGCCATGACCAACGGCACGCTGCGCACCTATGCGGAATCACAGTTGAAGACGGTCCTGGCAAGCGCGTGGGCTGCTGGCGGCAATCCCAAACTGGTCGTTACCAGCATCGGCCTGAAGCAGACGGCGGCGACCTTCGCGGGTCTCGCCACCCAGCGCCGTGAAGCGGGTAACAAGCGCCTGACGATCGTGGCGGGTGCCGACTTCTACGTGTCGGACGTGGGCGAAGTGCAGTTCGTGCCGAGCCGCTACACCACGGGCCGCGATGCGCTGGTGATCGATCCTGATTATTGGGAACTGGCCTATCTCGACCCGCTCCAGCCGCGTGAACTGGCGGTCACCGGCCTCGCCACGCGCAAGGCCTGGTACATGGAAGTCACCATGCGTTCGCTGAACGAAGCCGCTTCCGGCGCTGTCTGCGACATCCAGCAGTAACCGATTGAGGGGCGGGCTTCGGCTCGCCCTTCTTCATTGGAGAAGAGATTATGACCACCGCAACCGACAAGCCCGTCAAGGTCCAGTGCGTCACGCACAATGTTGCCCTTGGCTCCGTTCATGCCGTCACCCGCGACAAGGAAGTCATCAGCGATGACGAACTGAACAAGGGCGACACCGCCGAGGTCGATGCCGATCTGGCGAAGTTCCTCATCGAGCGGGAGCAGGTGAAGCGTGTCTGAACGCTGGGAGCTTATCGACCATTGCGCCGAAACCGGCCTGCGCAAGTGGATGAACTATGAGGCGGACGGCGACCAAATCCAGATCGCCTATGATCAGGATCGAGCCGCGCAGAATGTCATTCTCGACCGCAACAAGGCCACTCAGGCCGATGGCTTCGATAAGCGCTCGGACATGTGGCACGCCGCCCATATCCCTGTTGGCGTCATGTACGAATGGCTCGTGAAGCATGGCGTCAACGCGTGGGACCCGGCGCACATCGATGGCGTCAAGCGGCTCCTGAACGACCCGGAGTATCGATACCTCCGGGTCAACCATTTCATCATGTGAGGCTAGAAATGCGCAAGATCATTGCCTTCATCGCCCTTCTGGCCTCGCCTTCGATAGCGATGGCGCAGCAGGCCGTCAGCGGCATCTATACGACCGCCACCCCCACTCTTTCGGATGGACAGCAGCGGCAGTTGCGCCTCGATAGCGCGGGCGCCCTGGTGACCAGTTCGGCTGGATCGGGCACAAGCTCCGGTCAGGTGCAGGGCACGCAGGCCGATAGCGCTACTGCCGTGGGCAACCCGGTCAATGTCGCGGGTCGCTATACCTCCACCCTGCCCACCCTTACCAATGGCCAGAGCGCGCAACTGCGGCAAAGCATCAACGGTGCCCAACTGGTTGCCCAGACGCCGACGACCGACGCGAATATCGCCATCGTGCCGGTCGCCTCTACTGCGGTGGAAAGCAACCGCGTCTTCAAGGCGTCGGCAGGTAATCTCTATCGATTGTCGATCACCTCAGGCGCTTCGGCGGGCTATCTCATGGTGTTCAATGCCACGACCGCCCCAGCCGATGGTGCGGTGACGCCGCTGGTTTGTCGCGCCATCGCTGCCAGTTCGACGCTGACCATTTCCTTCTCTGACTTTCCCGCTCGCTTCTCGACCGGCATCACGGCGGTTTTCTCCACGACCGGCTGCTTCACAAAGACGGCGAGCGCCACGGCCTATTTCGAGGGCTATACTCAATAAGGGTGCAGCAATGGGCATTTCCCTTGACGTCATCGTCCCCGGCACCATCGGCAACTATGATGATCTGGTCGCCATGGTGGGCAACTGGCTCGACCGTGACGACCTGAATGACCGCATCCCGGAATTTGTGTCGCTACTGGAGGCGCGACTCAATCGTCTCCTGCGAACCGCCATGCAGGAGACGCCCGCAACTTGGGCGATCACGGGTGAGGAATATGCGCTGCCCGATGATTTCCGGAAGATGCGCCGCCTTTATCCTGCCGGACAACCCAATCGGCCCTTCTCCGAGATATCAAGCAGCCAGCTTTCGGATTGGGCCTATTCCGGCTTTGCGCAGGTCTATGCCATCGAAGGGCGTACGCTGCGCTTCTCTCCCGCCCCAACGGCAGATGCCCCGCTGACAGTTCAGGCTGTCTATTGGCGCCGCATTCCGCCTCTGGGCAGCTTCCAGCCCACCAACTGGATATTGGATGAGCACCCCGACATTTACGTGTGGGGCGCGCTCCACCAAGCAGCGACCTATATCCGCGATCCCGACGCCATCGACACATGCAAGGCCTATCTGGATGAAGCGATAGCGGAGTTGCAGTCTGCGTCTCGCAAGGATGCCTGGGGCGGCCCTCTGGCCCCAACTGTCGCCCGTCAGGTGCGGGGAGCGCGCTGTTGAACAAGCGCTTCCCCTTCGGCCCTCTGGAGCCTGACAAGCCGCTAAGCCAGTCGCGGGCATATAATGTGTTCCCGGCAGCGAACGGCTATCGTCCGGTCAAGTCGCCGGTCACATTCGCCGCGACTCTCGCGGGCATCATCAACGGCGCCTCCTACGTGTCGTCTGATGGCGTGGCTTCGATGATCGCGGGAACGGCAACGAACCTCTACAGCTATGACGGCACCAGTTGGAATAGTGAGCTTGGTTCGCTTAGCGCAACCGTATGGCGCTTCACGCAGTTCCGCGACTTGGCGATTGGCGTGAACGGCGGCACTCCGATCAAATACGAACTAACGGCGGGGAGCGCTGCGGCGCTAGGCGGAAGCCCGCCCGTGTCTGATCTTGTTGCCACGGTTCGCGATCAGGTGTTTCTTGCAGGCGATCCCACTGCAAGAAACACCTTGGCCATTTCAGGCTACAACGACGCCGAAGGTTGGACGGCAGGCACCAATCAATGCCTGTACGTTCCGTTCCCCAATGGCGGCGACATCATGGGGCTTGCCGGGGGCGAAACGGGCATAATCCTTCAGCGCAATTCGGTGCGCCGTGCGACCTATAATGGAGACGGCACAACGTGGTGGACCTTTGATGAGATCGCCAGTGACATCGGTTGCATGGCAAAAGGGTCGGTCGCCCGCGAAGGCAATTTGGTGTTTTTCCTGTCTGAAGAAGGGTTCAAGGTCACAGATCGCAATGAGGTGCGCCCCATAGGCCAAGAGAAGATCGACCGCGAGTTTTTCAGCCTCTACAGCCGCGATGACATTAAGAACATGACCTCTGCGGTTGACCCGCGCACCACAACCGTCATGTGGGCCATCCCTGGCACGCCGGGTCGCATCTGGTGCTATGATTGGACCCTGGGGGAATGGTCGACAATCGACACGTCGCTGCGCGCGATCTTTTCCGGCTTCACGTCCAGCATATCGATGGACTCTCTTGATGCGCTCTATCCAGGCGGTCCAGACACGATGCCGATCAGCTTGGACAGCGACATCTTCTCTGGCGGCAACCCGCTGCTGGTCGTAGCGGCCTATAATGGCTCCATTAGCACTCTTTCCGGGCCGAATATGGCCGCCTCCTTCGCGTTCAAGCCAACAGAAATTGGCGATGGTCAACGCGCGCGCATCAGGGGGGCGCGTGTTGTGTCGGATGCGGTGCAGGGGACGGTCACGGTGGACGTTCGCGCACGGGCGGGAGACGCGGCGTCCACCGTTACATCAGGATCAATTCGCGACAATGGACGGGTGCCCCTGCGGGCTAATGGGCGGCATGTAGGTGTACAGGTCGACATCCCCGCTGGCGCGGTCTGGTCTTATGCACTTGGCGTCGACATCGAGTTTGAACAGGCGGGTGGGCGATGATTCCTCTTCCCCCTACACCGCCCGCGATCAGCGCCTTGCCGGAATGGTGCCGGAAGGTGGCTGGATTGGTCAACGGGCTGCTCGCCAAGAGGCAGTTCCCGGAAAGCACCACAGCGCCCACCGATCCGCGCCCCGGCGATGGCTGGTTCGACACCTCCGTAAACAAGGCGAAGATATGGGACGGCAGTTCTTGGAATGCGCTCTGGTAGTTTCCGAATGGGACGAATACCAGCGCTGGCGGGATGATTTCGCGGCCATCCTTGATCCCCGGTTCTACAGCGTGGAATGGCTCGACGGCGAGGTGTGGAGCGGGCGGATAAGGCTTTTCTCAGGCCCGAATTCCTGTATATTGGCGAGCATCAAGCCGTATCCGACTGGAGCGCTAGAGCTTCACGTCATGGCGGCAGCCGGCGAACTGAATGAGCTAGTCTCATCAACCATCGTCTCCTGTGAAACTTGGGCAAGATCGGTCGGCTGCTGTGTCGCAGTCATTGAATCTCGCCCCGGCTGGGTGAAGACGATGAAGGCAAGCGGTTACGAACTTTATCAAACGGCTATCAGGAAGGAGCTTTCCTGATGGGCCTCAGCAGTTCGAAGACGACGACAGGGCCAAGCAAGCAGGCTTTGCCCTATCTTCAGTCGGCATCGTCCACCGTGCAAAACGCCTTTGCCGGCAACCAGGGCAACGTGAAGGACATCACGAACAGCCTCAAGGGGACGTTCGACAGCTATTCGATCGACAACCCGACGCTGACCGGCGCGCGCGGTTATGTCGATGATGTGCTGGGGGGCAAATATCTCGACGCCGGGAATCCCTATCTGGAAGGCGTGATCAACACCACGAACAACAGCGTTGCCGACCGGGTGAACTCGCTGTTCAGCCGCAATGGGCAAACCGGCTCGTCGCGGCAGATCGGGGAGCTTGGCTCTCGCCTTGCCGAAGCCGAAAACAACCTGCGCTACACCGACTATAACAATGAGCGGGACCGCATGGCGTCGGCCGTGTCTCAGGCGCTCGGCCTCAACAGCGCGACGAATGAGAATGTACAGACGAAGGCCGGATTGGGCGCAACCACGGCTGGATTGCCCATGAATGACGCTCTCGCGCTCGCTCAGGCCCTTGGAGGCCTGTGGGGTGGCAGCACGACGACCAAGACCAGCGGGGGGCTTGGCTCTGCCCTGTTGGGCGTTGCCGGTTCTGCCTTAGGTGGTTGGGCAGGCGGGGGATTTCGTTAATGGCTATGATGTTTCGCGGCCTTGGGAAGCCCACTGATCAGCTTGATATTCAGATCGCGCCGCAGTCGAATGGGCTGTTCGACGGTGGCATGGGGCCGTCCGCCCCGCCCATGCCGATGCCCGCTCCTGCTGCTGACACCGGCAAGATCGGCACTGGCCGCATGATCGCGGGCTATGTCGGGGACGCTCTGGCCCAGCTTGGCGGGCTGCGGGGTAACTTCGCCCCGGCGATGCAGCAGCATCAGGAGGCATTGCGGCGGGCGCAGCAGGCCCAGTTGCAGCGGCAGGCTGAAATGCAGGATTGGGTGGCGAAGGAGCAATGGGAACGGGCCAATCCGAAGCCCATCAACAACGACACCGCCAACGACTTTTCCTATATTGAGCAAACGCTTGGCCGCGATTCAGCGCTTCAGTGGCTCAAGAACAAAACTGATCCCATCGTCAGCATACCGGTGCCGGGGGGCACCTATCTGGGTCCGCGCTCTGGAATGGGCACGGTTGCGAAAGGAGGTGGTCAATCTTCTGTCGGTAATAGCGCGCCGCAGGCTGCTATCGACTATCTCCGCAACAACCCGTCTCTGGCGGATCAGTTTGACGCGAAATACGGGAAAGGCGCGGCTGCGGCAATTTTGGGAGGTGCGCCCTCGCAAGGGGGCGCCACCTTTCCCTGATCCGATGGGCGCTCCAGGCACGATGACCAGCGGACGACGCACGCCTGAGGGCAATCGCGCGGTCGGAGGGGTTCCGAACAGCCATCATCTGACCGGCGATGGTGTGGACTATTCCGGCACGTCTGTTGCGGCGCTCAAGAGCTATTTCGGCCCGAACGCACGCTATCTCGATGAGGGCAACCACATCCACGTCACCCTGCCCGGCTATGGTCGGGTTCCTTACTTTGGCAAGCGCGGTACAGCGGGGCTTCGATAATGGCGCAGCAGAGCAATCCTTTCGATCAGTTTGACGAAACGCCCGCCTCTGCGGGACAGATCATTCGCGATCCCTTCGCGCAGCGTCGGGAGGATAGGGCGGATCGCAATGACGCGCGCGCTGAGCGCCGGGAGGATCGCCAGGACCAGCGCGAAGCGATCATGACCCCCGCGCAGCTTGAAGCGCTGCGACTGGACAATGAGAAGAAGCGCCGCGACCTTGCTGCACAGCAGGCCACCGCCACTCCTGAGCAGCAGAAGGCGCAGTCGACCCTCGCCAATGACGAAATTATCGCCGCGATCCAGCGGGCGAAAGCCGATCTCCAGAATGGTGGCGCGGCAGGTTATTGGGCGCGCCTGCCTGAAATGTTCCAGCCGCAGTCTGCTATCAATCTCAGCGGCTCGCTCAATACAATCGCATCGCGCCTGACGCTGGATAAGCTCGCGCAACTAAAGCAGGCATCGCCTACCGGTGCATCGGGCCTTGGCTCTCTGACCGAGAAGGAAGGCGCGCTCCTTCGCGACAGTGTTGCTGCCTTGGGGCAGACGCAGGACCCGGCAAGGCTCATGGAGAGCCTGAACAATGTCGAGAAGCACTATCGAAACGTGATGGCTCTCTCCAATGGCGAGGACTATCGTGATCCGAAGGTTGCGGAGCGCTATGGGATTGTTGCGGGACCGCCGAAGATTGGCACGGGCAACTCGTCCATGGAGGTTGATCCCAGCGGCGGCAATGTCGGACCGAATCCGGCACTAAAGGGCGTGAACGATGAGGTTCGCGCGCTCATCGGCATGGGACGCCCCGTCGAGGAAATCCGAAATTATCTGCGCTCCAAGGGGGTCGATGACAGTCAGACGCAGGGGTTGGATGCCGCCACACAGTTCATCCGGGAGAACCCGTCTGAGCGTGGCAAGCCATACCGGGGCGATGTGTCCGTAGACCTGATGCGGACGGCTAATCCTAATGCCTTCGGGGCGCTGTCCGCTTCTCCGGTAGGGTCTTATTTCGGCGGGGCATTCAATGGTGCCACGGCTGGTCTATCTGATGAGGTGGTAGGCGGCATGTCGGCCCTCACTGGTGGTGACTACACGCAATCCCGCGATGCCTTCAATGCTCGCAAGAACCTTCTGAATGAAGCCAATCCCACTGCGGGTATGCTGGGCAACATCACGGGTGGAGCAATGGCGCTCGCTGCACCAGGCGCTGCGCTCTCGCGGCTCGGTATCGGTGGCGCGGCAGAGGCTTCCACTTTTGCCCCTCGCCTTCTTGCCGAAGACGCGCTGTACGGTGGTTTGTATGGCGCGGGGGAGAATAACGACAATCGCCTGTGGGGCGGCTTTACTGGCGCGCTGGAAGGTGCAGCCGGTGGCGCTGCTGGTCGTGGGGCATTTCGTGGTCTGGGCATGGCGTTTCGCGGTGCTCGTGGCGCAACTTCCGATGCAGCGCGCTATCTCCGCGAGCAGGGGGTGCCGCTGACGCCGGGGCAGGCTGCTGGCGGTCGTCTGAAGACAAGGGAAGATCGCCTTTCTGGGTTTCAAGGCATCGGAGATCGCATCGGTGAACTGCGTCGCCAAGGGCTAGAGGGTTTCAATGCCGCCGGTTTCCGGCAAAATCTGGAACCTATCGGAGAGCAAATCCCGCCCGGCCTGCTGGGAGAGGAGGCGGTCGAAGCAACGCGCGGGGCTGTCGGTCGCGGATATGACGCGGCTTTGGGTGGCCGCACATTCGATGCCAATGACCCACAGTTTGTCACCGATCTGGGGCGTAGCCTTTCTGATGCTCGCGGCCTTCCCGCTATCGGGGATCAGGCAGAATACTCCATTCAGCGCAGCATAGAGCCTTTCATCAGTCCGAACGGAACGATGAGCGGTCGCGGTATGCAGCAGGCGAGCCAAGAGTTGACGCGGCGCGGAACTCGTTTCGGCAACTCGCAGGACGCAGTTGGACCAGACGCAGCGAATACCCTGTCCGACGCATTAGCGGCGATTGAAGGACTGGTAGAACGCCAAAGCCCTGGCACGATTGATGCCTTCCGCGCCGCCAATGGCGCATATCGCGGCGGCCGGGTGCTGGAGGATGCGGTGGGCGCAGCGCGCAACACCGGCCTTGGCCTGTTCACCCCTGCCCAGCTAACGAACGCGGCATATGCCAATGCCCGCCGTTTCGGTGGCCGGCAGTCCACGACTGATCGCCCCTTCTTCGAACTGTCGCGGGCGGGACAACAGGTTTTACCATCGACAATCCCAGACAGTGGGACAGCCGGTCGCGCCAGCGGGCCGGTTCGTGATGCTGTGCGCAATATCATTAATGCGCCGCTCTATTCGGACACGGGGCGTCAGGCAGCAGAGACCTTCTTTCTGGCGCCACGGCCGGCTGCGGTTGAACGGGTCGGGGACATCATGGTCAATCGCGCCCGCATCCCCGGCATGTTTGGGAATGCCTTAGCGCTGCAATATTATGGGCAATAGTCAGTTAAACCATCCGTTGGCCACTGCATTGTATCCGATGATACATATTGCTCCATATGCTGCCCAAGCCGCGATCTTCCCGAAGCGCTCCCATCGGCGCAGCCTCAGATCGGGTTCGTATGTCTGCGTGCGCGGGTTCCAGTCGAGCGGGATTTCTGTGCGTCGGGCTTTCCAGTCCCGATATTCGAACATGAGGGCGCGCATGCCCGCAAATCCCGCTGATGCGGCGACTATCTGCCAGTTGATGTCCACGACCCACCCCTACCCTATCGTGAGATGAGACTCAATCGGGGCGACCATGACCCATCATCCGCTCACGCAAAGTTATCTCTGTAAGGAGGTTGTTCTTCTGTTGGGCTATCTCATCCAACTCTGCGGCTGTGTAGCGCATCCTAGCATCAAGCATCACTAGCTTCTCCCGAAGCTCATCCAGTTTCTTATTCTCTATATCGCCAGCCACCAGGGTCAGCATCTCAATGATCTCACTGTTCATCGACCGGCCATTGGCCTTGGCGCGGGTGATGACGCGCTGATGAAGTTCGGGCGGTAGGCGCACGTTAAAGCGGATTTCTTCCTTAGCGCCATTTTTTTCGTTTGACACCACGCCTCCTAGCGCCATAAAAAGAATTTGGCACCACGCCAAAGAGGAAGGAGGTATAACGGAATGCACAAGCGAGTCCAAGACTGGGACCGACTGGTCCTTCGTGTCCCGGATGGGATGCGTGAAGAGCTTGAAGAATTGGCAGCGGAGGACTGCCGCCCGCTGAACGGAGAGCTAATTTGGCTACTGAAGAGCGGCATCGCCGCCAGAAAAGCGGCGTCGAACCCGGTTGTCTAAGCCGAAGGGTTCGACGCCTTCACACACAAGGAATGCGATATGAACGAGGAAGATAATATCAGCTTCCCGGTCGTGGCGCTAGGCCAGATCGGAGAAGGGGTGTTGCAGTCTGCCAATGCGCGGGAACTGCATGCCTATCTAGAGAACCGCGACGCTTTCGCAAACTGGATCGCTGATCGCATCCGGCAGTACGGGTTCGTGGAAAACGTGGATTTCGTGACTTATTTGGAAAATACCAAAAAAGGTCGCCCATCCAAGGAATACCGCATCTCGCTCGATATGGCCAAGGAGATGGCGATGGTGGAGCGGAATGAGAAGGGTAAGCAGGTCCGCCGCTATTTTATTGAATGTGAACGGCGAGCACTGACGCGCTCCCCTGCTCTCGACATGCGTGATATTGGCCAACTCCAGGTCGCCGCGCTCCAACTGATTGAGATGAATCAAGAGAAAGACGAAAAAATCGCAGTCTTGCTGCCCAAGGCGGAAGCGATGGATCGGCTTGAAACATCCGAGGGTTCGGTCGGCCCACGCTTAGCGGCAAAAATGCTGAACATGCCCGAACGCAAGTTCATCAAATGGCTGGAGGCCAATCATTGGGCGTTCCGTCAGAATGGCGTGGGGCCTCTGCAAGCTTACAAGGATAAGCGCGAACGGGGCTACCTCGAGCACCGACCCCACACTTACTATGATCAGGTCCGTGGCGAGGATCGCACTATCGCGCAGATGATGATCACCCCAAAGGGCTTGGCAAGATTGGCTGTTTTGCTGGGCGTGCAACTGGAGGCAGCGGCATGAGCAATGATAATGAGTTCACACTCAAAAAGATCGAAATCTTCAACGGGTATGAGAGCGGCAATCCTGATGTCGCCCGGTGGTACGTGAACCATCACTATTCAGATGGAACGGAATCTATCGTGGATGACAAGCCTTCCTATAAGGAGGCCCTCGGCTCGGCCGTGTATGGCGGCATGGAAGACCGCGTCTTCAACGTGCCTATAGAGGACAACTGCACCCTCCGATAAAAACAGAACGGCGCGGGCCTAGACCTCCCGCGCCGCTCCTAACCCTCAATCGATCTGATAAGGAGATCGACCATGGCTACACAGCCTCATACATCATCGCGCCGTTCGTTCCTAGCCGCTGCCGCACTGGCGCCAGTTGTTATCTCCGCGCCGGCCATTGCGGCACCCGCCCCGGATTATATGCAGCGCCTTTACGAACTCGACCTCTGGACGGCGCAGTTGGAAAACAGCGACGTTCCGGACGAAGAATGGAACCGGTGGGAGGTGGAATCATCCCGCCTCTGGAAAGAAATCGCGGCACTTCCGGCCACCCCTGAAACCGCCAAGATAAAGGCGCGCTGCATTCACTCGATATGCAACGGTAGGCTTGAGGATGTGATCCACGGCCACTCAACATCGGAAAGGCTAGCTCGCCAAGTGCTGACGATCTTGGGCACGGCGACCTAACAACCACCTGCTAAGGCGGCCTTCGGGCCGCCATTTCTCCCCTTCCCTATCCCCGCGATTCTGCTACATTATCGCCATCAGTCGGGAACTGAGCCGCCGCCATAGGCCGCGCGCCAACCATCCCTAATCCCAACATTGCGAGATAGCTGCGGAAACACCGCCTCTCGCCCGGATTAGGAATAAAGCGTTGGCCGTTGAGGACTGGAGCACTACCGCAGGCGACAATGGGACTGTTGGCCCTGTCAACATCGCTGAAGGCTGGCCCGCCGCGAACGCGAACAACGCGATCCGCGAGATAATGGCACAGATCAAGACGTGGGTGGACAACCTCGTCAACGTCTTTCAGCCCAAGACTACGCGCCTAGATAATATCTCGGCACTGGCTGGCATCGCCAACCACTTCCTGATGTTCACTGGCGCTGACACCTATGCGGGCAAGCCGATAACGACCTTTGCGCAGGGTCTAGTCGCGATGTCGGATGCAGAGAGTATCGCCAACGCTCTTGGCGCTGTGCGGGTCGTCTCGGTCTCGCTTGGCAATCCTGGTTATATTCGCTTCCAGATTGGGCCTAGCTCATTCTTCCAGATCGCATGGGGAACCGTAACGGTCGGCCAGGATAGCCTGGCAAGCGTGACCTATCCCAACGCCTTCACAAGCCTTGCCATACCCGTTCCTGCCGCGATGGGGGTGAGTGGGAATAATAGCGCCAATGAAAACTGCGGCTATGTGAGCGGCTCCGGCACCGTCGGTGGCTTCTCCATCTACAATTCGGACAACCGAACATAC